TCGTCATCGTCGTCAGATAAGTCGGCAACAATATCATCGGCATCATCGATATCATCGATGTCTTCAATGCCTCCCATAATCATGTCATTCAGAGAAACCTCTGTAACATCTATAATTTTTTCATGATTTTCAATTACTTCTTGTGTTTCCTTTAACATCTCAATAACTTTGATGACAGGTTCCTCTTCACCAATTTTTATACCGGAATCATCTTCCGAAGATGTGTTATTTGAATCGCTGTCAGAATCATCATCGGAGTCACTATCATCGGAATTACCGTCATCGGATGACACTTCTATTTTGTTATTGGGTCTGCTGCAGAATTCTTGTTCTGATGAAATACTACCCCCCATAACTTCAGTCGCAGGACCAGGACCAGGACCAGGACCAGGACCAGCACCAGGACCAGCACCAGGACCAGCACTTCTTAATTCATTTTGGACGTTGGCGATAAACGATGATAGAACTTGCTTTTGCTTCCCTATAGCTCTTTCTAAAGCACCCATTCGAAAACGGAAATATAAAAAGGTTGCTCCTGTCAAAAGCAGCATTATTCCAATTGCTAACATAAAATTTTTTCCTTTGAGATCTATCATTACTTACAACACGCCAATATATTTTAAGTAATTATTAAACGTATTATATAATTAACTGGCTTATGATTTTATTTGTTCCGTCAATAATTTCCTGAGGATAGTCTAAATCTTTCAGAACTTGTACTCCACCCTTAATAGAGGAAATTCCTTTTTGCATTTTGTATGTGTATTCGAAATTATTTTCTCGTAGATTTATTTTCATATGACAATTTTGAATATTAGTAGTTTTGTCTAATCTTTTGCATAAATCCAAGAAATGCGTTGTCAGAACAAAACTGACATTTTTATATTTATTAAGAAATTTTAGAAATGATGTTGCACTTCCAATAGCTTCATATGGATTTGTACCAGAATAGAGTTCATCGAACACGCAAAAATGACGAAGTTTTGATGTTTCCACACTAGTCAATATATTCCTACATCGCCTGGCCTCTGCTTGAAAAAGACTATCTCGTCCTGAAGTATCAGGAATATTTATATAACTGTGTATGATATCATATGGAGCCACCGATGCTGATTTATAAAACCCATACCCTGTCTGCTGTGTAAGTAATACATTAAATAGTGTTGTCTTAAGTAGTGTTGTTTTACCAGCAGCATTTGGTCCGGTGATTATAAGCTGTTTATCAAGATTATATGAATTTTTAACAGGTTCATTGTCTATTGCTGGAAAGTATGCATCTACAAATTTTGTTTTAGAAGTTGTTATTTTGCATGAATTCATTCGTCCATTATTTACATTCTCAATTAGTCCTTGTATATTAGATATATAGCCATTAAACCCAAATGAGTATTGTAGTGCTTCTTTGTATGAAGGTTTTTTGTATAATTGGTAGAAACACTTCATAATATGTCCTATTTGGGAAATTTTTGCGAATGACATTTTATTAGGTGAAATTTTGTGAAATTCGTCATGCATATGTTGGAGTGTAATACGTTGTTTCCTCATGTTGAGAATAAACGGTTCATATGTCTTGAGATCTTGGCAATTTTCGTCAAATATATCAATAAGATCAATTGTTTCTGTCAAGTAGTCGCGTATTTTGAATAATTGGACGTGAATCTTTCTGGTATTTTTAGAGAATCTATAACACGACATAATATTCTGGTAAACTTGGATGGCATAAAATACCAATGATATACATATATATGCACGTTTGTCCCATGACGCAGACCCTATGTTAAATATCTGTCCGAGTTGGTGTCTCTGGAAAATTTGTTTTAGAACCTCGCAATATTTTGAAAGAGTAATTGTAACACCTTTTAATTTGAGTAAAAGAAAAGGAATCAATAAAAAAATAATAGGGAGGGCTAGTGAGAGTATAGGTGATGTTAAATTATATAAACTTAGACATTGCAAGAACTGCGAACTATTATTTAATTTTTCAAAAAAAGACCAATCCATATATTGATATTTTTCATAAAATCCCGTTTCCGTAGTTATTTCAGTCCAAATCTTCTCGACATCGACATTGTCTGACCTTTTTTCAGGAAATGGTTTCTTATAAAGTTTTTGTGATTCCTTAATAAATTTTTTGTCAGATGTGTAGTAATGCGCCCACATAGGAATTACATCTTTGGCAAACGAATCTTCAGGGTGAAACACATGTTCGTATAATGATTTGTCATCGCCCGTTTCTAACAGTTCTAAATCTGACATAAGATTTGTGCTGGTTTCTTGTTTTGACTTTAAAAAAGCTATTGGTAACTTAAAATGTTCTATTTCTGCCATTATAACAGAAATAGAATAATATGAAAAAAAACAAACGTATTGATCAAGCTACAAAGCTTTGAGGCAGCTCCTTTATTTGCGTTTGATAATGGTTCTCAACGTCTTTGATATTCCGAGCATCCCGACGAGTTACAAAGTTGATGCCGATACCCTTTCTCCCCCATCTTCCGCTGCGACCGATTCGGTGCAAATAAGTGTGGATACACTTAGGAACATCGAAGTTGACAACTGTACTCACTTGTTGAATATCAATTCCGCGAGCGGTGACATTCGAAGATATAAGAACACGCTGACTACCACTTTTGAATGCTTCATAGCTGGCATTACGATCTTCCTTCTCCATATTACTGTGGATTTGACATACAGGAAAATTGTCTGCCGTCATGGCATCGTATAAATCACTCACTCTCTTGACACTATTACAATAAATAATGCATTGGCTCATAGAAATAATTCCGTATAGGTCCTTGAGGGCATCGTACTTCTGGTCGTCGCTATCCAGGGCAATATAAAATTGCTCGATTCCTTCTAATGTAAGTTGTTCTGACTTTACGAGAATTTTTATAGGATTGCGCATGAATTTTTCGGTTAAAGAGTGCAGTTCAATAGGCATAGTGGCGCTAAAAAGCCCTACCTGGATTTCATTAGGCATAAACTGGAATATGTTGTATACTTGTTCTTTAAAACCGGATGAAAGCATTTCATCAGCTTCATCGATAACGATTAGTTTAAGATCCTTAGTTTGCAGTCTTTTGCGACGCATCATATCATGAACACGACCCGGACAACCGATAATAATCTGAGGAGAATTTTCATTAAGTTTCCGGATGTCTTCTTCTGTAGAAGTTCCTCCGATGAGTAGCTGCGTTTTCATGCCTTTCATCTGGTTACCGATAGTATCGATGACATTTTGTGTTTGCATAGCCAGCTCTCGTGTAGGAGATAGAATTAGCACCTGAGGGACAGATTTCGTTACGTCAGTCAACTGTAGTGATGCAACAGCAAAACAACCTGTTTTTCCTGTTCCAGACTGAGCTTGCGCGATAACATCTTTTTTATCGAACATCGGCGAAATAGCCTTCTTCTGTATTGGGCTCGGCGTCTCGAATCCTATTGCATAAATTCCACGCAAGAGATCCATCTTAGCTTCCAAGTCTTCCCAATTATTGATTTCTCTAGGTTCATATTTCGATGTTTCTGCTGCTGGTTCGGCTGCGGGTTCGGCTACGGGTTCTGTGGGGGTTTGTTCTTTAGACATAATATTAAATCTCGTGTTGCATTTAAGTGTCTTATCTAATAGTTATTATAAACTTTAAAAATTGATATAAATGTTTCTATATATATAATTACAATATTATGACTTCCGTAGTGCGATACAATGTTGATGATTTTAATAAAATTATATTCGATGGGTTTACATACAAGCTGAGTGATGAGACTATGGCGGCAATCCAGGCTATCGCAGATCAGGTAGGAGCACCTGAATACGTAAGAACTCCGCAATTCCCAAAACGAGACAGGCAGGGAGGAAACGGTCCGGGAAAACGCCGTCGAGGAAAAGCTCCAGAAATAACAGATGCGGATTGGGAAGCTATTCGTGAATTTCAAGCTACGCAAATTGTAAAAAAAGAAGGGATAGATGCTTCTATCGACATTATTAGAAAACATTTAAATAAAATGACAGGGAAGTCGTACGATATATTGAAAGGTGAAATTATAAATGAAATCACTTCTATTGTTTCAGATGAAGATGCCGAGAGTCCTGAGATGCTGGAAAAATTAAATAAAATAGGTGACTCAATATTTAGCATCGCAAGTGGTAATGGATTTTACTCTGAAATATATGCGATGCTATACAAGGACTTGATGGAGGAATTTGATTTCATGAGTAAAATATTTGATACGAATTTTGATAAATTCCGTTCGCTGTTTCAAACTATCGAATACTGTTCTCCAAATGATGATTATGATAAATTTTGTGATAATAATAAGGCAAATGAGAGACGGCGTGCTGTAGGACTGTTCTATGTTAATTTGATGAAGACTAAAGTAGTGGGGGCTGATGAAATAATAAGTATTATTCGTGAATTACAAGAGTATATGTTGCGACTTATCGATGGTGAGGATAATAAAAGTATTGTTGAGGAGTTATCTGAAGTAATCTTCATCCTGATAACGAACAGCGTCTCTGTTCTTAAAAGTCACAAGGATTGGGGAGATGCTATGAAGGATGTCAAGAGCATTTCAAACATGAAAATTAAGACGAAGCCGAGTATATCAAATAAAACTATATTCAAGCATATGGATATACTAGACAAATTGAATTAATGTTATAAAAGAATTAAACAAAGAGACGTATAACAAGTAAAAATAATGAAAGAAAATGTTTCATATGATATTGAAGAAAATTCTAGTCCGACTGAATCTATTGATATTGCGGAACTAATAGCAGAGATTGATGAGAAGCATGATATTGTAAAAGATAAAAAACGAGTTACTGGAATGCCCTCTGATATTTCTTTTGCGTTGGAAATAGAATATAACACAAATTATACCGTTAAAAGTCTCGGTCAAATTCTTGATTATTATGAGATTTCCAAACGAAAGCTAAGAAAAGATGAAATGGTCCAAATGTTGATCATGTTTGAAGAAGACCCTGAAAACATGGAAATTGTGGAAAAACGTAAACGTATGTGGTCTTATGTGAATGAGCTCAAGGAGGATAAGTATTTTTCTAAGTATATAATATTTTCGACCTAAAAAAAGGAACCAACATGGAAAATGGTGTTTAGGGATTTTATGTATGTATAGTTTATAACCATGAACCACGCACTTCACTTTTTTGCTTTGGCCGCAGTTATTGCCTATGCTATGGTGATCTTCATGAAAGAGAAACTAACCGCAAATCAATATCTGGCAGCAGATATGCTTATGGGTGCGGCTCTTGTAGCTCTTATCGTGAAGGGGAAACGCAGCACTCTTGTGTTTATGTCTCTTTTATGGTTGGTCACGAACTACATGACACATCTTCCTACTGGAGATGTCCGCTGGTATGCCTATGATGGGTTCGCTATTGCCAGTGTTCTTGCACAGGTCCCTTTGTTGAAATTATTGTAAATCGTATGAATGTATAAATATCTAATCATATGATTTAATAAAGTATGTGTGGAATCGCAGCATATATAGGTGAAGAACAATGTGCGAATATTTTGGTAAATTGTTTGAAAATTCTCTCTAATAGGGGTTATGATTCGGCAGGTTTCATGTTAAGCAATACTGACACAGATGATATGATTGTCAAGAAAAGCATTACAAAGGGAGACAATCTCGCGATAGATGAGTTAGGTAAATCAGCAGTTGATATATCAGGTAGTTATAATATCGGAATCGGTCATACAAGATGGGCGACGCATGGAGTAACAAGTGAGGCCAATTGTCATCCTCATACAGATAGCAACAAAAAGTTTCATCTCGTCCATAACGGAATTATAGAGAACTACAAACAACTCAAAGCTTTGCTTATAAAAAATGGATATACATTCTATTCAGAGACAGATACTGAGGTTATAGTAAACCTTCTGGACTACTATTACAAAAAGTCAGAAAATATGATCTCAAGCATTAAAGATGTAGCGAATAACTTACAAGGAACATTCGGAGTGTGCTTCTATCATGTAGGTCATGGTTCCAAGCTCTTTTGTTTTAAGCAGGGTAGCCCTATGATGATTAGCATAAATGCGAAGTTCGCGATGGTCTCCTCAGAAATATCAGGATTCAATAGACTTACGAGTAAATATTTCTCTCTCGATGATGGTGACTATTGTGTCATTGAAAAAACTGAAGAGGGAATCTCAATAGAGAGTGGTAATGTCTATAGTTCTTTGGAAATCATCAACACTATAGATACGAATGATAAGGGCGAGTTCGAACACTGGACTCTTAAAGAGATATATGAACAGCCAATTGCGCTACAGAGGGCAATCAATAATGGAGCAAGACTTGAGGGTGATTATAATTCCAAGTTAGGAGGTCTCGAAACACATAGAGAGCACTTCTGTGATATTACAAACTGCCTTATAATTGGATGCGGCACATCACACTTCGCAGCAGAGATAGGTGCATATTATTTTCGAACTTTAACGGATTTTGATATGGTTTTATCTGTTGACGGATGCGAATTTGTTGAGGATGACATCCCCAAAAAAGGGAAGACGTTGGCTATACTTTTGTCGCAATCTGGAGAGACAAGGGATCTCTATAATTGTCTCTCTGTATTGAAGAGGAGAGGTGTTGTAACTCTCGGATGTATCAACGTTCCTGATTCGTTGATCGCACAGGAAGTTGATTGCGGCGTCTACTTGAATGCTGGGAAAGAAGTGGGTGTAGCTTCAACGAAGTCCTTTACTTCGCAACTGGTTATCCTTTGTCTTGTTGCAATATGGTTCGGGCAAGGTAGCAGAGGGGTCGAACGAATGAGGATCGGTAAGTATGTGGAGAGTATTCGCAAATTAACAACTGAAGTACAGAGTGTTCTAAGAAATCGCGATTATATAGAAACATTAGTCAGAAGAAAATCTATTTTCTCTCACCCAAGTGTTTTTATATTAGGAAAGGGAAGTATGTTTCACGTGGCAAGAGAAGGAGCTCTTAAGATAAAAGAGATCAGCTATTGCCATGCTGAAGCCTATTCGGGATCGGCATTAAAGCATGGACCTTTCAGTCTTCTTGAAGAGGGATTCCCGGTTATAGCAATAATACATAAGGATGAGTTTTATAATAAGATGTGTTCTGCGTTTGAGGAGATAAAAAGTAGGGGCGCCGATATCCTTGTCATCACGAATGACCCCAGTTTCGACCATAAGAACAAAATTATAGTGAATGCTACAAATGAAATGGCAGAAATTCCATATGTAGTTGTTTTGCAATTTATAGCATACTTCATGTCGGTTCATAAAAAAATAAACCCTGATTACCCGCGAAATCTCGCTAAGGTTGTTACGGTTGAATAATTTCAAAAATATGTTACTTCATTGGAAATCTATGTTCTACTACCAGTCGTGGTCATTCTCGTTGATAATATCCCAATCGGGCTGATGTTCGTAGGGACAATCGTCATCGTATTGATCGTAGTTGCCAAAGGAATCGTCGCTGCCGTCGCTGTCGTCGCTGTCGTCG